AAAAGAAAAGAAACCTCTGGAATAACAGAGGTGAGCTTATAACAGGCGAGTGAGTACATCAAGGCTTGGAGATTGTTTTCCAGTTCCTCCCTGCCGAATTTCGACTTACTGCTTTTGTAATCTACGATTTTAGTTTTAGTTTTGAAGGTGGCTGTCTTGTCAATAAAGCCATTGATGACAAAGTCTTTACCTTCGATGTAAAAATTCTTTTCGGCTTCGAGCTTCTTGCTTCCCTTGCAGTGAAAATCAAAAGATAGCCCAGTTGCTACCATCTTATAAATAAGGGAAAGGTTTTCGTCGTCGTTTACGTTCAGTCTCTTTGCGTGTTTTTCTATAAGCCTTCTTACTGGTTCGCAGAAAGCTACAACCTCTGCACTTTCTTGAAGCTTTATGGAGTAGCCCTTGTGTCGCGGATTAATCAAGACCTCAAATATCAAATGAACAATGGTTCCTCTAGAGGCTCCATCGTTTGAAATATCTGGGACTTTAAGTATGTATTTGGAATAATATAGCCAACTACAATTGTCTAATGTTTTGATTTTACTAGCGCTGAGTTTAATTTTTTTTCCCATAGATAGGTTCTTTCCATTCCTTGATTAATCTTTCCCTGTCATTTATAAGCATATCATTAAAGTCTCCTTCGGGCGGGAGTTGGATTTCTATTTGTCTTCTATCAAACCATTTCGATAGTTTCTTTTCTGCCTTCTGGGCCGCTACATTCCCCGCGTTGTTATTTTCCGAATCATTATTAAAAGATATTAATATTCTATCTGGATCCATTCTTATTAAAAAATTCAAAACAGATAAACTAATATCCAAGCCGAAGGTTACCAAGGTTTCTTTGACCCCAATGTCCCAAAGGGAAAGCATGTCTCCTATGCTTTCTACAAGAATAACTGTTTTACTTTTTATTATATTTTTAAAATTAATTTGAGCTGGGTATCTCCAGTCTTGTTTGTTGCCTAGGTGTTTCCATTTTATTTTACTTTTGCCAGAAATATCTCGGCCGCTGAAGCCTACTATTTGTTTCTTAGCGTTTTGTACTGGGAAGACGTACCTCTTAGACATCTTACCGTTAGAGTGAACAACTCCGCTTCCTAGGTCACGTAAAACAGTAGTTGAAGTTATTCCCCTCTCTCTCCAGTAGGAATAATCAGGATCAATCTTGGACAGTTCGCTTAAGGAAAATGTTTTAGGAGCCTTTGACACAGGTTTGGTTCTGGTTCTTCGTATTTTGTTAAAGCCTTTTTCCTTTAGCCATTTTGATCCTTCTTCGTCTGAGCCTAGTCCTAGCGTCAGTTTAACAAGGCTTCTCAGTGGCCCTCCCTTTCCCTCCTTGAAGTCTACCCAGTAGCCGGAATCTTTACGTATTCTTAATACTGTTTCGTTGTTGGAGCTTCTGTACAGTGGCCTAGCCCTAAACTCTTGACCGTAATCTTTTAAATTGTAGCCCAGTTGGGTAAGTATTTCAGCTATGTTATCCATATTAACCTAGGAGTTCTTCGTCTACTATCGCTCTCTCTTCTTCGACGGGCCTATCGAAATTTACATTCAGGTTTCTCGCTTCTTGTACGTCAGCTAAAGTTCCTCGTTCTGTTACGTTGAAGTTACTAACATCATAATTTATGAAGTTAGTCTCATATCTATAGGGGCGGTTTGGGTTCCCGGTGGGTATTCTTACTAAATCTTGGTGCCCTGCCGCGTCTCTACCTTGAAGTCTCGAGGCAATGGGAATGAGTTTGTGTGTTCCAAACTGCTCCCCTTCAGCTTCTATCTCTTCGATCCTCTTTCTTCTAAAGATTCCAACGAAGCTAACTAGCCAAGTGAGTCTATCTGATTGCGCTATTACGCTACCGTCATCCGTTCCGCTCTCTGCTTGCCTGTTTAACTGGCAGGAGGTCAGTATAGGTATGTTTAATTCGGTGCTGAGTTGCTTCAGCGCGTCTACTTTTTCCCCTATGAGTTGATACTCCTGCTTATTCCAACCTGATTCTCCTGTGAGTTTTATGTAATCATAAACAACAATGCACTTATTCCCCCTGCCGACCTCCGATAAGTACCATCTCCTTACAATCGAACAGATTTGCTCAATTGGTTTACCGGGAACCTCTAAGTGGGAAACTAGGTCTTTAGCCTCGCTTAGTAGCCCTTTTTTTTGTTCGTAAATGTCAAAATATTCTTTGTTGTGCTTCCAGTTTCCGGTAATTAAATGCCATAAAGGTATTCCTGTTATTGCTGCTGCCATTTTATAGCGAAGATCTTCTATTGCCATTTCTGTATCTAATATAAGAGCTGGGCATTTATGAATTGCGCTCATCTTTCTGGCAAGGTCAGCGAGGATAGTAGACTTTCCGTGCTTAGGTCTACTCACCCATGCGTAGAGATGCCCCGGTAAAACTCCGCCAAACAAGCGGTTAAAGTCTGGGTGAGGCGTTGCCATTCCCATTTCTTTCAGGGGATTCTTGGCTCTTTCTTCTATTTTTTCAGCTATTTTTTCAAAAACTTTTTCCGGCCTTTTAAATTCTCCACCTATGGAAATCTTTTCGTTAAAGATTTTAACAACGGTAGTGATAATCTTTTCTTTATTATCGTTGCCGGGGTTTTTGACATAGGTTTTAATTTCTTCAGCCTTCTCGTCTACTTCCCTCCTTACTCTGTATGTGGTGAGTTCGTCCGCAGCCTCGACAACTCCCTTTCTATTGATTGGTATTAGCTTGAGGGAATGCAGTCGGTTGTAAATATCTTCTTCTCCTCCCCCGGAAGACGCTATGTTTAGGTTTCTTATCCTATTTGCTAGGACGCCTATGTCTAGGTTCTCACCTTTGTTAAGGATCTCCTTGAGGCAAAAGAAAATAGTGTGGTTTGGTTGCCCGAAGAAATCTCTCTCTCCAATTTTATCTTGGATCTCATAGAATATTTCTGGGTATTTTATGAGACCCCCTAGAACATGCTTCTCTAGGCGAAGGGAATAAATATCATTGTCACTCATCAGTGTGAATACTAACACACCTTGCAGGGGAAGTCAAGAATTTTTTCTACCCCTCTTCTTTTGGGGAGAGGAAAGGATGTCGAGGTAGTGGTCTGTTTGAAGGTCTGCTATTGCCTGAGACCATCCATGAATGTGGGAATGAAGGGCTAAGAAGTGAGCTTCATCGTCGAACGAAGCGTGTATTTGGGACTCTCCGTCTTCATCAAAATTAAATAAAACAAATCCTCCTGTTGAGCATTCGTTTATTTGCCCCAAGATAGAGCTGGGCATTGAAAAATTCTTCTTCTTTTTCTTCCTCGGCATGCATATAACATTACACTAAATAATAATATTAAATTTTTTTTTGATAAATTCTTCAGTTAGTTGTCCTACCTCGTCTGCTTCTATTTCAATTAATTTGAATTTATTTAGTTCAAGCCACTCTAGTTTTTTGAAGTCTCTTTTAATTGAACGAAGATAGTTAGCGCGGTTCCCGTGAAAGAACTTACTGTATTGGGAATGCTGTGTGCCGTTAACCTCAACCGCAATTCTCTTGGTTGCGTTAAG